TTAATTGATGCACCAGGTTTGAAGTCAGTTAGAGGAGCGGGTAGTTGGTTTGAAAGAATAGTCGTATCCCTAAAGATACGGTCTGTAGAACCAGCAGCAGGTGCTGATGTAAACGATACGGTTCCACTACCACTGGTTGCATAACCAGAAATAGTAAATCCACTAGATTGGAGAACTCCGTCGATACTTACCTTAACTTCTGCCTGACTCAACGAAGGGAAGGTAATTGTATACGTGGCCGGAGCTGTATAAGTTGATTCAGCCATTAGTTAGGATTGTTTATTTTTCTGATGGATTCGAGACTGCCTGCATTATTAGTATCACGACGTGTTCTGAAAGTCTCTGCAGCACGTTGTTTTTTGGTTTCATATAACTCATCAGTAAGGTCTGGATTGTTACGCCTTACCTCAGCCCAAGCCTTTTTACGTGCAGCTTCAAAACGTTGTTTAATAAGAGAGTTATGTAGATATGAATTCATCGGATCTAAATAGTTCTTATTAGAATTGCGATCATTAGTCATTCGCATGACAGACAGTTGCACATCACGACGATCAGCCAGTTTATTTAGCTTGGCTTCTAACCCTTGCTTACCTAAATACTTTTGAAATTCAGAGCGAAGCTTGGGGTGTTCCTTTAGTTCAAGTCCATCAGGAGATGTATACGAGACAAGACGCAAGTCATAGTTACTATTCCATAACAAGGTTCTGCCTGGACTATTGTTAAGACTGATACCTACGGGAGAGATAAGATTATACATCTTCTCCATGAAGTTCCAATCTCTAATCTTCTCACCATTTAATACATCGTATTTGATAGCAAGATCATCAGCAGCAATATACTCAGAAGCAAGGTTCCTGTTACGGATAGAACTAATAATATCTTTATTGATCTCACGCATAGGTGAGTTCAGTGTTTTACCAATATCATTACGTAAGCCTGCAAGAGGAACAGTGTTGTTAATGATATTACCTGCAATTTTTTGTAGCTGATATGGTTCACCACTAGCAAGGTCAATAAGTTGACCAACACCCTGTAGGTATGACTTACTGGTAACACCACCACCAACTGTTAAAGCAACCTTAAGTAAGCTTTGCTCAGCCCACTGGGGACCCATCAGGGACATATTGTCTCCAATATCAGCAATGGTAGAAAGGATATTATTGAATGGTTCAAAGGATTCGTAACTGACCCATACATCACCTGCTGGTGAAGGTACCTTGAATGAACGTGGCTGCCAGCCTGTATCCATCCATAGCTTACGGAGACGACGATCTTGTGGACCATTGCCTGTCAAACCACCGTTGGCGTAATACATACTTGCCATAAAGGTGACACCAGATCCAATAGCCAAACGTCCTTTACGGATGTTTTGTGCATTAATAAGATCTTGTGCTGACTCAATACCGTATTGTCTTACTGAATCAAGGTTATCTACGGTTGCACTAGCAATATTGCGATACTCCTTACTGAGCTTCTCAAGGATAGGCATGTGCTTCACACCAAACTCAAGACCATTAATACCTGTACGTGCAAAAAGGAAGAAAGGTTTCAGCATAGGTGCTGAGTTAAATAGACCTTCAAGCTTCTGCGCCACACCAGACAGCTCAGTTGTAAGAGTAGCTTCCTTAACCTGAGACTCAAGGTAAAGATCACTCTTCAGATTAATGTTGCCATCTTCATCTAACAACTTAGAGTAGAAGTTATTCTCAGCTACCTTCAGTATTTCAGGTGTAATCTCTGCAATGTCACCCTTTTTAAAGGACTCCATTGTATCCAACATAGACTTCTCTCTTGCCCTGGCACGAGCCATAAGCATGGTAAAAGCATCGTCAGTAGCACCCATAATCTTGGTGCCATAAGTCAGAAAATTCTTATCGTTTAAGGTACGGATCATATCTGTAAAACGATAAGCAGTTAGATCCATTTCAGTTCCATGGGTCTCTGCCCATTTGCCCATGATTGCCCACTGTTGGTCATTACGTGTAACACCTTCAGTAAAACGAGTTTTCATGTTGGCAATATCACCAGCCCAATAAGCACTTAGGTTTCGACGGAACAGTTGGAATGCTTCAGGTACTGCCTGGATATAAGCATTAGCACCAGCAAGGCTTGCCCTAGCAAGTGCACGATCACCGCCTGGCATCGAAGCACCAATGACAGCAGACAACGGTCTAAGGAAAGACGCAGTAGCCGTACCCATGATTGCTCTCACAGGTGTTTTAACACCACTAAGGATGCTATGTACCATCACAGAACCTAGTTCTCTGACAGCTTGGTTACCGTACTTCTTACCGTTGAACTTACCTCCACGTAAGGAGGCACGCATGTAAGCGTCAAAGTCAGTGAGGTTATGTACATCATCAGACATAGCAAAGAACTCTGACAACGCCTTAGTCATGTCATCATTAGGATTTTCCTTTGCAAGCTTGAGAAAGGTAGTCAATGCCTCTTCTGATTCAGAACGCATTGCTTCAACTTTTTCTGTAACCCGTTTTGCAACACTTGAATCTTGAAAATCTAAACCTTGCAGCTTCGCACCAGCAAGATAACGAGAGCGTTTTACGTTAGTAAGACCAACGATCAAACGATCTGCAGCAGCTTTTATAGGACCATCAGTATCAAGGATGTCAGCAACACCCGAGATTTCTCTCATGCCGAGACCAAGATCTCGTACTTGTTTAAACAAAGAAGCATTGATAATATCTGCAGCTCTGATCGCCTCATTATTCCAAGAGCTAAGTCCACCGATAGTGTCGGTATCACGAGACATAGCCTCCCAAAAGGCATCTGAATCCATATCAGAATAATCACGACCCATTGCTTCACGTACTCGATCAAAAGCACCGCCATGAGTAGTACGCATCGATTGACCAGCTTTCTTAGCGTCTTTCAACATCTGCTGATAACGATCATCACTAACAAGAGTCTTTGCCATACGCCTAAACTCTGTCTCTGTCACATCAACAGAACGTGCCATGGTCTCAAGCTGACGTGATGTAAATACGTTGTCAGTAGAACCAGCACCAGGTGTAGGCCAAGACCTACCTAGGTTGTCAGATTGCTGTGCTACATCAAAAGGTTTCTTACTTGATACGGGGTTACCTTGCCAAGGGTCAGCAATAGCCTTGCCTTTAGCAGCACGGAATGTATTACCAGGCTGACCAGCAGGTGGTACTTCAACGGGATCTAATCCTTGAATTTCTAATTGCTTGGCATATGTTTCACGTGCACGTACATCATCTGCAATTTCAGCAGTAGCAGATTCTTTGAGTTGGTCATCTCTATTCTTGAGACGCTCAGCATCAACCTTTTTACCATCAGTTAGCTTACTAAGAAGCTTACTGACGACAAAATCAAGACCAACTCCTTCAGCCATATTCTTTAGTGTTTTAAAGAATGGATGGTCACTTTCTTTTGTACCCAGAACTGGATTGATAGTGGAGTCGAATCCAGACTGTAGAAACTCACCAGCCCAAGGAATTCGTTCTAGTATCTTGCTGTCAGTAATAGCTTGAGTTGCAGTATCTTCCTGGGATTGAGAGGACACAAGATCGGATACAGCTCCAAGTGCTGTACCTCTTACAGCAAGACTAGCAATACCTTTACCAATACCTGCAGCACCACCAGTTAATGCAAGAGATCCATAGTGAACACCTTGTTTGGCAAACTCACCATACCAAGTATTAGTTACGTTATTATCTTCAACTTGGTCTAGGTAACCAATAATACCCAAAGGATCAAAGTCAGTAACTGCTTCACCTTTTTCTTTTATTTCTTGACCAAGGCGTCCGGTAGCCATATCAACAACCCGTTCTGGAAAAGAAAGGATTGAGCTGGCAGTTAGGGCAGCACCACCAAGAGCACCACGACCTAATTCACCAGCAACTTCAGCTACTTGATTTTTGGATTGTTCATCGTCGTCATTTTGTTCTTGAAGAACTCTTGCATCCTCTGCTTTTTCTTGCTGTAATCTTTCTTCTGTCAAAGATGCAATACTAGCAAGCTTATCTTGTATGTCTTGAGGATCAATTAAATTTGGATCAATCATTCATCTGGTTATGTTTTAAGGATAGTTCATTGATTAGTCCGTCGTGCTTTAACTGCTTCTCTGACTTGATCTAGGATTGCATAAACAGTGTCGAGACTCATTGATGCTGCATTGTTTCCAACATTTGGATACGATGTAATTCCAGTATTAGGATTAGGAGCAGAAGCAAATTCTAAAGAAAAATCTTCAGCGGCAGCCTTACGATCATTTGACTCATAATTCAAATAAGCAGATAAACGAGGACGTTTCACACCACCTAAAAGTATTTCATCTAAGATTTGGAACTGTACATCTGGAGTCATCACAACATCATCAGATAGTCCCAGTCTTTGGATAGAACCATCAAAAGTAGAAGAGATTAATTGAATAGCGCCTAAGGCATTCCAGCCTTGGTTATAAAGTCCTCTCCATTCACCGACTGTTTTTAACTGAAGACCAGGTACACCACCGGGTGAGTCACCAGCGAACCCTTTGTTACCTGAATCGAAGTTTCCTTCGCCAGACATGACAAGATCTCTCAAAGGTTGTATAGGAGATGCTGTTGTGGCTCCACTCAAAGCCAACTGATTGTAATCAACATCAGTTTGTGTTCTGAAAATACGAGACCTAGTTAAAAAAGGCGCAGTTAATATTCGTTGTAATGCAGGTTCAGCTTTTTCATAAGCCTCCCTGCGGGAATCTTTCCCAAGATTTTTTCCGGTGTATGCAAGGTACTGGCTATCAGCAAGATCCCAAGCAGTGAGGTATTTGTGACCACGGGTAACATCCTTATAGTAACTTGGAATTTCTCCAGTACCGTTGTTAAAAGATTCAAGTTGTTTGAGATAAGGTTCAGTTCCTGGAATTACAGTTGCATTTAAGTCAAAAGTTTTATTTTGAGCACTTTCTAAATAAGATTGACCATCAATAATTTCTTGCTTTCTTTTTTTATCTAGCTGTACTTCACTTCCAAAACCAAGTTGACGATAACGTTGTCCATAAGTCATATCTGTACTTTTACCATCACCATCTTTAATTTGATCATCAAGTTGATTGGAATATTCGATCTGTGATTTGACCGCAAGTAAATGTGCCTCCATAGGAGTCTTGGCTCCAGACAAAATATTTTCACGATAAAGTCTGTTATATTCAGCCTCTACATTTAAACTAACAATTTGCCATTCTTGAGTACTAGCATCATCTACACCGAATGCCTCATTAGTAATTGTATTAGCTTGAGATCTAATCCAACTATTAGCCTTTGCATCAACATCTGATGGACGAATTAAGCCACGATCTACACTTGCATTTGCTTCGTCAATATACTTATCATACAGAGAAAGGCTAACATCTTTTAAATCAGACTTAATAATAAACCCACGGTCTTTTCTCTTTTGTTGAATAACAAGATCATCAGCAGCATCATCTCTAGTCTCAAGATCAGTTTGATACTTTTGATAAAAATCAAACTCCGAAGGTGCGATATACAACCCTAATTCTGCAGCATCTTTAGAAGCATCTCGCATCATTTCATTAATAGCTTCAGGACTAAAGCTCCCACTCCTATGCAATTCATGAAACTGCTCTCTTTTTTGTTCTACAAACATTCTTTGAGCCGCTTCGTTTCTATTAAAATCCTGAATTGTAGCTAAACCTTGCTCTACTTTCATCTGAGCAAATCTAGGGTGTTCATTAAAAGGTTTGCCGTTAATGATTTCTTCGCCCAATGTTTCTAAATTCAACATATTGCCAGGGACGGAGTTTCTATTAATCTCTTCAAGTAGATCAAGAGCACCAGATCTTCCTAAATACTTACCCTGTGCATTTTTAGTATGACTTGTTGATCGAACAAAATCCGAAACTTTGCCGTCTTTAAAAAGTAAAGCAGTAGCATCCCGAACAACCGTAGCTGATTGATCCTGATCATTGGCATCTTCAAGTAGCTTGATCTCGTTATTCTTAGCTTTTGTATAAGCAGGAATTGCATACTTAGCAATCAGACTTGTAGAGTAATTTTCAGCAAGACCGTTTAAGAAGTCAGCACCTTGAGATTTCATATAAGCAATCTTTTGTTCATGCGTTAGATTATTCTCTGCAAAGTAAGCAGCAGATCTTTCGCTTAGGCTAGAATTAAAGTCATCAACAGCGTCGATGATGCCAGCTTTTTTGAGTTCAGCGATGTGATAACCGTTAAGACGACGTATGCCTTGAACAACAGACATACGTTCACCATTTTCTTCAGCCTTGCTGACAATTTTGTCAGTAGCCTTGGTGGATTCCTCAAGCTCAGCTTCTAGTTCATCTTGCTTGGCACGTGCAGCATCAAGCTTTTCTTGAGTGTCAATACCAAGCTCATTAAAGACAGTAGCTTCTGTTTGGAACCTTTTGATGCGTTGTTGTTGCACCTCCCCAAGGACAGTTCCTAACGTGCTTGATAACTTACTTAAGGCACGCATATTGTCACCGGCCTTAGCAGCATTTAGCTCCCGTGCACGGTCATTAGCATTAACGGACTGGTTCCTACGATCGATACCTTTCTCTAGTGAGTTGTGTAAGTCACGAAGTCTGTCTGAATACGCGGGTGTGGGGTCAGGATTGAAGTCCCTAGACCCAGATGTAATACCTGAATATGTCATTAAGCCCCTCCGAGTCTCTTACTTTCAGGTGCAAAGCTGTTGTATGTACTTGCACCTTGTACTGCTGCACCAGCAAGACCTGCAACAAGACCAAGAGTGCTAGGACCCCTAACAAATTCAATGTCTTGACTTGGAGCAGGACCAGCACGGAATGGAGTAGCAACTTGTGCAAAGAGTTGCTGCCTTCGTGCATCTGCTGATCTACGACGATTATCAAGGTTGCGCTTACTAGCAATATCAGAACGTGTAAGGTTTGATACCATCATCCCTCGTTGTCTTCCAATTTCTTTAGCTAAATTCTTTCCATAACTACGAGATCGACCACCTTCGTTAACAGAAGATTCTCCTAGTAACTTTGTAACTAAATCTCGATCTTCAACTAGGTATTGATTAATACGATCATCTTTGGCTAATTCTTCTTCAGCAGCAAAACCAGCAAACGCTAATGCCTGAGCATCTTGTTGGCGTTCAACATCCATGACATCCTGATTGTATTCAGCAATGCCACGTAAGTTAGTAAGGTCATACTGACGATTTCTTTGATTTGCTTGGTTAGCAATTCCTCTGTTTTGAGCAGCAGCTTGGGCTTGTGCATCCTGGTGTGAGCCAATAGCACCCAATGCTGAAGACCCAGCACTCAGAACACCTAACGTTGCACTAACGGGTTCGCACACGGCAAAATTCTATAAAGGTCAAATTGTTTGGTCCATGAGTTAATTCCCTAAGGAACTTAAAACCCAAGAACTTGAGAAGCTTGAGGTGTGTTGTATTACGTTTATCTGCTATGTTCCAAAGCAACTCTTCAGGTCGGCTTTCGATATAGCGTTTAGCTTCCCGTGCAAACGTAATAGGAAATGTAGATATGGCAGGTGTACATAACATCCAGATCTCTCCTTCAGTACCTACACCAGCTACACCAGCGATTACTCCTGTAGGTGATGTGAAATAAACAGAGTCTGTTTGTTTAGCACCTATAGGTAGAGTAAGTTTCGGGTCATGTCCATGTCCCTCCACTACCTCTCTGTAATCTTCTGGACGTAAGTTACAGGCCACCTCATAGGCAGCCTGCATGGTTATTGGATGAATAATCTTAGACACGCTTGTGATACATGGAGGTGTAGTCACCCTCCCAAGTCATCGAACGAAGCGAAGCAGGTCCAGGGTGAAAAGATTTAAGCGTTAGGTTGCAATTCCGATTACGTTCGTAGACAGGAACTTGCTGAGTTTTTTCTTCAACAAACGGTGCCTCATCAGCATCGTAGAAATCCATAGGTGTAGCGTCATACTGAGTAGTTACAGTTGACTTACCAAGTCGTTTAAGGTCAATGTCAATTTGACCAACAGGACCAAAGCGAAGGTTGACACGTTGAATAGTTAAAGAAGCGGTAAGATCCGAAGTAGTGGTTTCACCAGCTTTTTGTTTTACAAAGATACGTGGCATATCAACCTTCATTTCATAAAGCCAACCAACTACAACAGTATCTCCGCCAAAGTCACCAAGGAATTTGTGATTAGGTGAGTTACCTACCCGTTGAGTTGGATCTGAAATAAAGGTTTCGCCCGTCGCTAAGTTAACAGCACCTAGCGTTCCATCATATGTGTCATCAAAAGTTACTGTTGTATAGGTGCCGTCGTAGGAACCAGCAGTAAGTGATCTAGAGGCGTCAAGATGAACAGCATATGTAGTAACGTTACCATAAAAATCATCACCTACAGCTTCACGTGCATTATCAATATCCTGCAAAGGTATTTTAAACAGGTTTGAGTTGACAGGATGAAAGAAGTTATAAGGAAAAGATTCGATTATATACAACTCATCGTCCAAAACAAACAGGTGCTGAACGTCAAAAGGAAGTGTCCACTTAAACCAAGCCGATTGAACACGACGATCACCAGTATTAAAGTAACGATACCCATAAATATCGGGAGTACCAGACTTAGAAAAGAAAATAGTGTTGTTTTCTCTACTGTTCGCAATGACATCTAAGTCATGAGGCAAGAGACGAGGAGCAATTTTTGATTGTTCAATCATGCTCGGCTCACCTTCACTCCTTACGTCAAACATCTCAAAGAAACGTCCATTAGTACCAGCACTATCTACGAAGGCGATAGTAGTTCCTAAAGAGATAGGATCTGTCTGAGGACTATATCTATATGTAGAGATATTTGATACCTTACCAGTTTCAGGAGTTAACGAATCACTATCGGTGTGTAGCAAAAACTGCTGGGTTTCTGCAAAGACAACCAAACCAGTATTAGTTTCAATAGCATTTTTTAGAAGTGTTGGTTGGGTGGCGCTAGCTTCTATGTCAATAGGATCAGATCCACCAATAACTAAAGCAGTTTCTTGGAAAAAATTACCAGGCTCACCAGCTCGACTTAAGATAATATTGTCTTCACATAAAAAACCTAAGCGGTTACGATGGAAGAATGTCTGGTTAATTTTTTTCCCATTGTTATTGTCTAAGGCAGTTGCATCTGCAAACAAAGATGGAAATGGATTCGTATTATCATCACCAACTTGGCGAGTAATCCAACTGTATGTTCCTACTGTAAAACTACCATCAGACTGACGCTGAATAGTATGAGGAAGAGTGCTTGCATCAAAACTAGTAAATTGATTAGGACCAATAGTTTCTTCCCATCTACCGATACCATCAGCACCACCATCACCTACAAACTTAAGGAAGTAATCATCCTCTTGTGAGTCACTACTATTAACAACTTTAATAATGAAGCCATTCTTGCATTGACGTGGCAGTTCTGATACATCATTGATCTCCATTGGAGTAATCCGCCAAAGATCAGGCTGCTTTGTCTCAACTACAAAGGGAGCATCATGTGCAAGAAATATACCATTACCAATAACTTCTACAACATTAAGAGCTATTTTACCTTGACCAACTCCTTGTTCAACTTGACTAAGAATACCGTCAGCAGATACTGAAAGATTAGCGTCAAACGAGGTAGGTTCTGGACGGAAAAATCCAAGGTCTTTTTTAGCCTTAAGCTGCTGTACTTCTTTTATTTGAATGGCGTGCTGAGTCCCTGTCCCAGTTTGTACAGTGAACGATTGGTTTTCAGCCCAACCATACCCACCACTTAAAAGTTCTACACTTGAATTATAAACACCAATATAATCAGTTGATTCAGTTGTACCTACGGCGTTATGGGAGACAGCTACTTGACCAATAACAGTAAGACGGAATACTAGATTATGGGCGTTTATCCCGTCTGATGCAATAAAGATTTCAGTGGTTTGATGTTGTAGATTTGGATCAATACCTGTGTAAGTATTATTACCAGAACCACGAGCAATAGTTGTAAAACCCGAACTAGCAGTATGTGCAATGTTTAAAGCCTTACCAGTATGTTGCCTGGTTGGATCGTTTGGGTTGAAAGTAGTAACGTTTGGAGTAAGAGGACCTTCAGTATCAGTTGGTGTATGAACATCAAAGCTGTACTCTCTGCCATGAGCTAGTTGACGAAGCTCAATATAGGCTTGGTGAATATTAGTAATACCAGTTCCGACACTTACACCACGGTCCTCAGACTTATCAGTAGCCGCAACAGAACGTTTAACGGAAACAGTACTGTTAGTAACAAACGTAGTGTCACCAACAGTCAAAAACTTTAGATCTTCATCAGTGGTATGTGTAAGGTATGTGTTAGCACTTCCGTTATGTCGAAGTGTTCCTCCTGTATCCCAGATCTTTACTGCACCACTTCTCTGTACTTGACCAATGTAAGCACCTTCTGCTTTATCACGGTAATAACTGAACCAAGTACCTACAGAGGCACCTGACAACGAGTTGATAAACCTACTGCCAGGACGCTTTACCAAACCATCCGTGATGTCAGGGATACCATTTACTAAATCTTTCACCTGCCCTGGCAATACCAGCTCATCAGGTTGTTGTGAGATACCTCCAGTAAAACTAGGGATAGTCTGAGTAATGCTTGTCATTAGCGCCTTAGTGCATGGTGTGGTTTATAAGCTTGATAGGATGTGCCATCCGGCCAACCCATAAAGGTGTGATCTCCTTGATCACATTCGTAGTCCACACAAGCAGCACGTGACTGTGCCTCTTGTGATCCAAGTAGTTGTACTAATTGAGGGTTAGCAACCAGTTGAGTAGCAGCACGACCTGCTGCACGGAGAATGATGTACCGCTGGAATACGGAAGGTAGGTCATTGAACTCATACAGTGTTACTACGTCTAGATATAAATCAGTAGTAAAGACGTCTGTATGGTTGTACTTGTCATAAAGACGACCATTTCTTTTCACTACGTCTGTAGTTTTAATGTCCTGACCATCAGTGACATCATACCTAATTACATTAGGAGAGATGATGTAGTGCCCATCAATATTTGGTGAGTACTTTAAATTATATTCAGTGTTGTAGGACCAACCTTCATTCTGAACATCAATATTTACTTCACGCAATATGTTATGAATGAATGAAATTTCAGGATTGGTGAAGTCAAGAGTGTTGACTGGGGCTTGACCGATACTCCCCAGAATTGAGTTGACTGCGGATAATTCGGTATCGAGTGAAATCGTAGAGGGAGTAGCCATATAGTTAAAAAAAAGGGACCCCGAAGGATCCCCATAAAGTAATAATCAGAATGCAGAAGGGGCAGACGCAGTGCCTGCAAACAGTTCTACACAAGCAGCAGGGTTCAGATAATCTGCACCACAGGCCATGCGGCCCAGGAGCACGTCACCTTGATAGATGACACTTACATCACCACTGGTGACTTGAACTTGAGGACCAATTGCCTCAACAACACCAGCACCTTCCTTTTGGAAGATCAGACCACAAGAGTTAGAGCCAAGCTCAGAAGCTGTGCCGTAATCGTTGTTGATACCAGTAGAAGCGCCAGAGGCATCTTCAGCAGTCACACCAACGAAGTCACCTGTATTACCAGGTGAAGTAACGCCAGGGTTTGTAGCAGAGCCGGAGCCGTACTTAGTACCGTAGTTGCCAAAGAACGGAATGTTCATTGACTTGAAGATCTTGATGCCAGCAATCTCAACGATGCCTTGGCCGTTCTGCAGGGCGGTTCCCTGTACGTCACGGTTAACAAGACCATTGGATCCGACAGCTTGGATCAATTCGTAGTACTGACGTGGGTTCAAAACACCGCAACGTCCGTCGCTACTAACACCCTTCTCATCCATCGCAGCAGCGGCGTCGTAGAAGGCGGCAACAAGGTTGCCTGCAACATAAGCATCAGATGCGTTAGCTGTTGCGCCAACACGAATCTGAGTACCACCAGGCTCTGCA